TATCGATGACCCATTTCCTTGAGCTCAAACTCCTCAGTATTCCAATACGAGGGCTTTCCGTAGACGTCCCAAGGAGTCTCGAAAAGTTGAGGCAGTGAAACTGCTTCTTGCATACCAGGACCATACGGGACGGTCACGGCATTCGGTGCCGACAACAAGGCACCGGCAACAAAGCGCTGCTCAAGGGTCACACAGACCTTCCAGTTTGAGCCAGAAGGGTGACCACAGATCTCTCCATTAGCGCGGCGACAGCGGGCCTTGCCATGACGACAAGGAAGCCGATTACCAAGACCGCCTAGGGACTGATGGATGAAAAGATTGCGACCTGCAGCAATCCGATCACTTTCCACGTGATAACGGACCAGGAAACGTTGCAACACCGTCCACTCCATCGCGCTGTTGTGACAGCCGTCAAGAATTTGGGTGATCACACACGTAGGATCAAATGGTTCGTCAAGCTTCTTCTGGCCGTGTTCAAGACCAGACGCGCGAACAGGCACCTTGAAAGGTGTGCCTTCAAGCACGTTACAGATGTACGATTGGCTGTTGATGTTAGCATAGTTCTCATGAGTGTAGGATTTTCCCTTCGATTCTTTAAAACCGAGATACTTCTCACAAAACTCCCAGAACTCTGCCTCCAGCGCATCAGTACTGATCGCCAGACGGTCATCGCCATTAATTCGAACACCCTTCAGAAGATCATCCAAAGGGCGAACGTCGCCGCATCTGCGGAGATTGCTCACGTGGGCAGCAAGTACCTCGAAGCACAAAATGGGAAAAGAGGTTCTCTCTCCCATGAGTGTCCCAAGAGTCTGATGCACCGGCTCTATCTCTCCAAGACCTTCCAAAAGCTCGCCCTGAGGGCTATACAAATGATAGGTGGGGTAGGTAACCAGATGCTCCCCATTACTAGCCTGAATAATGGCCTGAATGTGTGGGGGGAGGAACATGATGAGTACGTCCATGATACAATCACGAAAATACCCGTTAGTCCCATCAGAAGCACCAGAAAAGTCTGAGGAGGCCCATTTGAACCAACTAAACTCACCGAAAGCGGAATCCGGGTTACCCCGCCCACAATTCGTTCTGATGTCAATCAAGTCGAAGGTCGATGGACTCCTGCCGACTAAACCGAAACACGAAACCGTCTTATTGAATTCAAAGATAGATTTTTGGAAGAAGCCACTCATGTACTGAAGAGCAGCTTCACCTTTCGTGATGATACGTACCTTGAAAGGTTCAAGTACGCAGGCAACTTTTGCGAGTGCCAAATCGCGATCACAGGCCTTGAGAGCGTCAATGAAGATCTCATTCATCCACATTTTCTCAGCCTCCGGGAAATGGAACGTTTCAAACCACGAGTTCTCATACCGAGTTCCGTCTACTACTATATCTTCGTAGAACGTCACTGATTTCACCTCGGGTAGTTCCTCCCTATTCACATGTGCCAGACGAGCCTGATAGACATCATCGTCAAAGATAGTAGTATCGTGCGCAAACCCCAGCGCACGCTGCTGCGGACCAAACCCACAGAAGTCGATACCGGGAACCACCATAGGGGCTCCGGGACCGAACACACGTTCCATCAAATGACCAATCTGTCCAAAAGCTTTCTTAGAGCTCTCAACGCACGCGCTATTAGACGCGGCGAAGGGCTTCTCCCAAGATCCAGAGTAGAACTGCTCTCCAATAAATTTCGCTGCCTTTTCAAGCAACGGAAAAATTGTACGTACAGTCTTCTCGATGACAGGCTTGTCTGTTACCATTCGTTTACCCACGCTGGCCGCGTGTTTATGCATGGTGACGATTGCTGCCGCCTCTGTGAGACGAGCAGCAGCGTTCTTCAACTTGAAGGTTGAAGACCAAAGAGAAACATTCTTCCGAGTGAAGTGCATGCGACTCTTTGCCCATTTTTTCCAAGCACCACCAAAGCGGTACCCGGACACATCAGGAAGCGGATTGCCTAGAAACTTAGCCTTAAAAAAGCACACAAGATTCTTAGCTCGTCCCCAATATGTGATCTCATCGTCAGCC